AGCTAATGTGTTTACTCTATTACGATAACTCATTTGCTACCTCCTTATGCTTCTGCTGTTTTATCAGCATACCATACTAAGGTTTTATCAGGGCGCATTATCTTACCACCGTAAAGATGCAATCCTTTTACTGCATCACTAAAAGCATTCTCTGGTCTGAATGCTTCAACCTTTACGATCTGCTCTGCATATCCGTAAGATTCATTTGCTATCCCGGCTATGTTTCTTGACTTATCCCAAGATGTTGAGTTCTTAGATACGTTTTGACTCATATAGATATTAAAACCTAATATTCTGTCAACGAATCCATTTGACCACATTGCATCATTCTGTGTCTTAGTTGTCAATCCAGCCAACACCATCTTCGATATAACCCAAGGTGCGACTACAATATACCTGCCATCGAAAGGTAAGCCTGCTTCATTAAACTTTTCTCCGATTGCCAGAACTTCTTCTTCAACGTTAGTTGAAACTAAATCAACTGGGACATCGTTTGTGTTCAGTGACATACCAGCCTGAGCGTAAAGACCTAACAAATAAGCATCTGCTGTATCTGCTAATTTATAACCAGACCTTCTTAAAGGCTCAGCTATAAGTCCCATATTTCCCTGTGCAGCATCAATGTCATCAACTTCAAAAGCAAAATATTTTGACTGGTCAACTATCAATTCTCTCTGCGATGCTGATAAGTTCTCAGGTGTAACTGTTGTTGAATTTTTTGTATAAGTTGCGATTGTCGGGTCAGTAAACATATTTATTTTAACTCTATCCCCGGCATTCCTTATTTCCCCTTCGTATGAACGGTTAGCCAATCTTACAGACACTAATGAGTTCTCAAGTGCCTGATGAATATTCGCCGACCATATCGAAGGTATAAAATTATCTAAAGCCATTGTTTTATTCCTTATTTTTTACTGTGAAATTCCATTGACTTGTTCGCTTTAGCAAGCGTGTCCTTATCTGCTAATTGCTGCGGTGTCAATGCTTTTAATTCATCCATAGTAAAGTATTCCTTATCAGGGATTTTCTTCCCCTTGCCGTTATCTGAACCAATCAGTTTATTATCCGGCGAAAGATTACTGTGGATTTTTTCAAGGTCGAATAATGGTATCGTATCAAACGAAGTCAACCACTTATCGCCCAAACTTTCTTTTATCGCAGCTCTCTTTTCAGCATCATAAGTTTCATACTTAGCAGCCTTTTCCTTAAAAGGTTCATATTCGGTTTCCTTATCCTTAATCTGCTGTTGAAGTGCAGCGATTTCCTGTGCTTTGGAATCAGTAAGAGATTTCTTTTCAGTTTCAAAATCCGAAGTGAGCTTAGCATACTTTTCATTCAGCTCTTTTAATTCAATGCGTCTTGATGCTGCCTCGCTTTTAGTTTCCCTTACCAGATTTACAAAGGTCTCAATACCAGTGCTTACTTTTTCCAAATCAGCTTCCTCTAATTTTGCTGACGCTTTCAGCTCGGCTAATATCTCAGCTTTCTTCTCTTGAAGATTAATGTTGTCACTCATTGACTTGCTCCTCGTTTATATTTAATTGTTCGAACAATGACGGCACACTTTGCCCTCCAATGCTCTGATTTATTTTCTTGTTATCTTCCAAAATCTTTTTTGCTTCGTCTTCTGTTAGCCCTGGGTTTTCTTCTATTAGCCAGTCAACAGCAGACCCCATATTCCTCGATTCACGTTCTTTTCTATCAGCCCATAGTTGCTCTGGAGTCATCTCTTGCTTTATATCGGCGAAGTCCACGACTAAATAAATATCATCAGGAATTTGTTTTAGCTTAAATTTGTTTCTTAACTCTGCGTCTTCATAAGCTACATTGTTAACTACCTTAACAATTTCAAACATTTGTCTTTCGTATTCTCTGCAAGGCTCAATATCATCACGTCTGATTTCTATCTGCTCTAAAGAGTCCATCATCTTCTGATAATCACTTGTATCTTTTACCTGGCTTAAAATAGTATTCGGATTTAAGCCCTTCATCACTGCAATTGATTTTATTCTGTAATCAATAGTGTTTTGTATGCCAGCTATATCTGCATCAGTTCTAACAAAAGAAACCGATGGAGGTGCTAAATCAGTTGTGTGTGCATCATCAATTACTATCGGGTGTCTTCTGCTAACTCTTACTTTTTTAACTTCGTTTTTCTTTTCAGCTTGTTTCTGTAAAAAAGTATTGATAAATAATGGGATACCACCACTGCCTAAAACTACTCCGTCATTCAAAAGAAAAGTTAAGAGAAAGTTTACCACCTCATTTACATTAACAACGTCCTCACTCCCAGCGCCCCAAAAATTATCATCTTCGTTTAATCTTAAAATAGGGAACGGTAATATCCCGAATGGGTTCTTCTTATCTTCATTATCACCTATCGGGGTTTTCTTGCCCTTGCTGTCAACCATATAATGTTCGGTGTCAGTCCAGACTACAAGATAAACTTCTTTCTCGCCTTTAGGGTTTGTAAATTCTTTTTGGTAACCAATCTTAACAGCTTTCAGATAATCATAATCTTCTGTCTTTATTTTATAGTTACAGCTTGGCTCAATTTGTAAATTTACTTTTCCTTTTTCTTTATCAAAGGTTACTTGCGTAAGTGAGGTGTTAAATAATTTAGCGAATCTGTGTGCTGTTTTGTTTTTTGAATTGATATTATCGGGGAGTATTTGCTCGTAGTATTCAGTCCAGTCTTCTTTTTCATTACCTTTGTCATCAGTAAAATATCTTACGGCTGGCTCTTTATAAACTATCGAACTTAAATTGATTATTTTCTTTGTGATATTCAGAATGTCGTAAATCCATTCGTTATCTCTTACAACTTCATCGCCTAAAACTTTTCTAACTTGAATCTTTAGATATTCGGTTACTTCTGTTATATCACCTGTGTAGTAATAATAGGATTTCTCCTGGAGGGCAATCCTTACGCTGTCATTCAGAAACTCATTTTCCTTCTGCAACAGTTCTAACGACTGTATCTTTCCAGTCGTAAAGAAATTTTGAGCCATTTCAGCAAGCATAATTTCTCGTTCTGTTATTGCAAAAATAGTTTATTTTTAATCAAAAGCAAATCACTTCCCAACGTTGATAATTATTTTTCCTTTATACCACTCTGAAATGTTCCTGACAAGTTCATCCTCGATCAGCTTAACGGTCTTGTCTATGTTCTTTTCATTCAGGGTTGTAATCACTCTCCCCATTTCTTCGTTGTAAATAATTTTCTTTTCATCTTTGTCTTTATACTTCATCGTTAGGCTTGTGTCGGTTGAACGTTCATATTCTAAGCCTTTTATTGTTTGACCTGTAAGCATCATATTCGGTGTTGATGATGTGCTTTGGACAGAAGCTGAACCGTAAGCGTCAGTATATCCTTTCAGTTTAGTCCCGGCTGCTGCAATATATGCTTTTGTAGATTTCATTATCTTGCCACTGACTCTTACCTTAGCACCATATTTACGAGTGGTGAATCTATTCATAGAGTTTACTTTATATTTTCTATACCCGTCTGAATAGCTTTTTGCCCCACCCTTTGTCCCTTTTGTTTGTGCTATGAAAGCCTGCACACTACCCGCTAACATATCCTGGGTAATCCACGGTCGTATATATGTGTCTGAGAGTTTCTTCCAGAATCCAACACTAATCTTTAATATCTTTTGCATCTGTAAATCTATCTTATTGGGCATTTCTTGCCTCTACCGGAAACCATTCGTGACGGCAATTATAGTTAGGCTGTCTCCCAAACCAATAAATCTTTTTGGGCTCGCCTATGTAAAGTCCTGACGTATGAGTGAACGGAGTTATTATCCCTCCGTCAATTTCTTTCTTTGTATATCCTTCGGGGTTCTGGTTTTCATAAAGCCATTTACATTCATCCGAACTTGTCGGTATTACTCCGCCTTCATAGTAAAACCTTTGGTCTGGCTTGTCTTCATAAATCTTCGCAACTCCAGCCCTTGAGTAATCTGCATAACTTGTGTTCACTACCGCACCAACCTGAGCAGTCGTCAAAGGGGTGTCAGCGACTATTCTTTTTATTGTTTCTCTCGCATCCACCCCTTCTATAATCGAAGCCGTTAGCTTTGACTTCAATAGGTCTGTGTAAGCTCCGTAATATCCTAAGATGGTTCTTCCGTAACTGTTCTTAATTAAATCTAAGTTGGCATTGATAACAGCTATTCTTTGAGCCGTGAGCTCAACAGCGCCGAAACCAGTTGCAGCTCCCTTGTAATCAAATTGAAATCCTGAGATGTATTGAGCCAGTGACTTCCTTAGCCCTAAGTCCTCAATTAAGGTGTTGAACTCGTTACTGTTTATAAACCTGAGTAATTGTTCTTTACTCGGATTCTTACCCAGTATCTTCTCGATTGCAGTTAAGAGTTTGCCATCAATCTTTTTTAGTTCTGATATTATTTTTTCAGCGTCGCCCATATTTTCCTAATCCATAAAATAAGTTTATCAAACCAAGTTAGTTTAACGGGTTGCGTTGGTTCATCTGGTATTAAGTTTTTACCGATAGTCACAGTATTACCGTCAATTATCATCTCCATTCCTTCCCCTTCGTTACTTGTTGTTTGGGCTTCTGATTTATATATGTCAGTATAAAGCCTGTAAGGAATATGAGCGGGCTTATACAACGCCAGCTCGCCATCAATAAAAGCCTCTGTCAAAAAGAATCTTCTCTCTCTCTTTGCTTTGTATCTTGGCTTCTGTTTTCTTGTGTTGAACTTTTTAAGTAATTCTTGATAGTAATTCATATTTTGCCCTCCAGTTCTTTTTCCACCCACTGTTTCAATTCCTTAAAAGTATTTTCTCCTATTGTTCTTATTGCAAATAATTCTTTTCTGCTTTTCCCTTTTAATAAATCTAATATTTCTTGTTTATTATTAAAGTCCTGTTGATAAGTCATATTCGCCATCACCCGCAAAATATTATAGGTTCTCCTGCTTAAGTTGAAAACTATGTTCCCCTTCGTTTGGTCAGCCAAAAATGGGAAATCGTTTCTATTGTTTACCATTGCTTACTCCGTGTTTTACCTGTTAAAGGATATTTCCAGAAAGCCTTGTAACTAATTCCATCTGAAATGTGAGTTAAGTTTTTTGCCTTTGCTTTATTCAAGAGCATCTCCCAAGTTACCTGCCGGAAGTCTTTTGCTGCTCGCTTACAGTCCTTCGTTATGAATAACATTCTTTCTTTAGCGTTGTTCATCAATCTTGCGTTCGGTGCATCTACTCTGTCCTTAATGTTCCTGATAGTCTGGTAATAGATTTCAGCGTGAGGGAAGTTCTCTTTTATGATAGCCCAATTTGTTCTTGATGTTTCCGGTCTGCGTTGGTTGCCCGATATGTCTCCATAAAATATCCACCCCCCCTGATGATTGACGTATTTGTTCTTCAGCATCTGACAAAGTAATTCTGTGTTGGCTTGCCCTTCAAGTTCTACAAAATCAAATTCATAATCCTTGCCTTGATGTTCCTGTCCGATACTCCAGCACATAAGCTCCACGTTAAAGTCGCAGCTTATTTCCAAAGGTCTGTGATTCATATAAGCAAAACTATCAACTATATTATTCTCATCAAAAGTATAGTAAGCATTTCCTGTTGTTAAGTTTATAAAGTGCCCGGTCTGTCTTACCTCTGCTTCTTTTGGTGCATAAGAATTGATGATTCTTGTTTGTGCTTCCTGATCTATATGAGGATTAAAATCAGAATTAAAATACCAGTAAGTTACTTCCGGGTCATTGGCTTCGTTCAAAACAACTTCATCATAAGTGTAAGTAATCCCATTCAGCGGTGTCATTGTTCTTAAAAGAGTTCCGTTCCTGTCAATCAATCTTGCCCTGCACTCACTTACTATTTCCTGTGGTGGTTCTTCGTCAAGATGAATTATGTCTTTATTAGCTCCCTGAAATGATTCCCTCCCCTGGTCGTAAGTCTTAAACCTGATGACAGATCCGTTTTGGAATTGTATTATCCTATTTGTAAATCCTCTTTGTTCTGAGAAGGAAGCATACTTGATTAT